AAAAGTATTATATTAGCAGTAGAAATGTGGTTCAAAAACCAAAAAAGTTTACAGGTTACGTAACCTGTTAAACATAGTATAAATTATAGGACAAATTAAAAATGTTACAAGTTGTAACAGAAATTTGTAACCTATTAAAATTATGAAAAATGGGATACAACAGGGAACAATACAATCATTTAATCAAATCAAGACGAGAAGAAAGGAGGTATAACTATGAAGAGCCTCTCTGGAAAACTGAATCTATGTATGTAGATTCGGCAACAGGAGAAATCATCCTAAAAAGAAGATTAGAAAACGGAGAATACGTAAAAATTAAATCAACAACTAAATACAGTAAAGATGGAAAAATCAAAATTAAAACAATTACAACCGAATGCGAAGAAAGTAAACAACAAAGACTCTGGCGATGGTAATAAACAAACAATTGAAAGGATAGAAATAAAAGATAGTCCTTTTCATGTAATTACAATTGAAGGAGAAAGCTTCGGTGTGATGGGAGATTATAGATTAACCGAAAAAGCAAAAAATAAAGAAGAAGTAATTGAAGAATTAAAAAAAATTACGTGGAACAGAATAGTACAAGTAGTGATGCTATTAGAAGAAGTAAGAACAAAAATTAACAACAAAATTAAAGAACAAGTATGAAAACAGAAATAGGAGGAGATAGATTAGGCTCCGGAAATAAACAAGAAGTAAGTCTAAGAAATTACGAAAGAAGTAGTCATGACTTAGGATATATATGGAGAAGCTCAATGGCATCAGGAACATTAGTGCCATTTATGACTGAAGTGGCATTGCCAGGAGATAGTTTCGATATAGACTTAGACTGTGATGTAAAAACGTTACCAACAGTAGGACCGTTATTCGGAAGTTATAAAGTGCAATTAGATGTGTTTCAATGTCCAGTAAGATTATACAATGGAAAATTACACATGAATATGCTGAATATAGGAATGGATATGAGTCAAATATTATTGCCTCAAATGAGACAATACGCATATTATGATGAAAATGGTGGAGATAATCAACAAATAAATAGTAGTAGTATATACAGTTATTTAAATCAAAGAGGAATTGGAAGAGGTACAGGAAATGATTTGAAAAGATCTTTTAATGCAATACCATATTTAGGATATTGGGATATATATAAAAATTATTATGCTAATAAACAAGAAGAAAGAGGATATGTAATACATGCAAATGATTTAGATAATGAATTTGCAGTACAAAGTGCAACAATAACAACAGTAGATAGCGCAGGAACAATATTAAGTACAGATAATATATTAACAGGACCTCAAACAATAGATACAGAAACTAACGTACAAGATGTAGCATGTTTCTTACAAGTAAAATGGGCAAGTGCAACAGCGACGGCGTATGGAGAACCAGACCCAACAACGTATGAAATAGATTTTGGAGGATTAGTGGTAAAAGCAGTAGATATATTCGATAATGTATCAATGAGTCAAGTAACAACAGAATTACCTAATGTAGTATATAGTATAGCTTATACAGGATTTAATCAAGCAAGAAGTACAACACAAGAGTTCGAAAGTGATACAGCAGAAATAAAAAATACAGAAGCAGTAGGACAAGGAGAACCACAGTTGACAGAATTTCCATTAGATAATATCGATGATATGAGAATGGATATATTAGAAGCAGTAAGAGATACAACAGCGTTTGAAATAACCCAAGCAAGTGAAGCGCCATACGGATTAGGACTGGGATGGATAGGAGGAAGAACTGCAGGAACGGCAAAATTCTATAAAGAAGCAAGTCAAGAAGGATTAGGAATAAAAACATATCAAAGTGATTTATTCAATAACTGGATTAGTACAGAATGGATTGATGGAAGCAATGGAATTAATGAGGTAACAGCAGTAAGTACAGCAGGAGATGAATTTACAATAGATAGCTTAAACTTAGCGAATAAAGTATATAATATGCTTAATAGAATTGCGATAAGTGGTGGAAGTTATGATGACTGGCTAGATGCAGTCTATACGCATGAGAGAGCAAAAAGTTGTGAAAACCCTATATATCACGGAAGTTTAATAAAAGAGCTAGGATTCGAAGAAGTGGTAAGTATGAGTGATACACAAGTAGATGGAAATACGCAACCGTTAGGAACATTAGCAGGACGTGGAAGATTGACTGGAAAACACAAAGGTGGTAAAATTAAAATTAAAGTAGATGAGCCAAGTTATATAATCGGAATAGTAAGCTTAACGCCAAGAGTAGATTATAGTCAAGGAAATAAGTGGGATACAAACTTAAAAACAATGAATGACTTACATAAGCCAGCATTGGATGCGATTGGATACCAAGATTTAATTACAGATCAAATGGCATGGTTTGATACACAATGCTCGGGTGGGAATGTAGTAACGTATAATACC